TGTTCTCCATCATATTTTCATAATTCGTTGTAAGAACATTATTCAAAACACGTCGATTCACGATTCTAGGTTGTGGAGTAATTGTCGTTGTAGAAGGAATCGGTAGCGATTCTATTTCCGTTTCTTCGAGAACATAAGAAAAAGCGATGTTTATGATTTTTCCTAAAGACAAAATATGGTTTGTTAAATTGACATCCACACGTTCTCTGGTATAAGGATTCACAATTTTGTTTTTATTCTTATAGAGTGAAATCAATGAAATCACATCGAACCCATATATGAATTTATTAGAATCGGTATAACTGAAGAATCTCTCAAAGGGAATTTCGGAAAGTGGTTCTAAAGTAAATCCGTCGCTTTCATTCACACATAGACTCCTATTTTTAAACGCAGGGCCTCTTATTTTAAAACTATACCGAATAATACTGCCACGAAATACTTTCTGTATTTTGATTGCACTCGATACTTTCGTGAAAAAAAGTTGAATACGTTCTATCAAGGTCGTTTTCGTCCCCGTAATATAGAGTCGATTGCTTTTCGCAAAAGCTTTGAGTTGAAACAATTTAAAACTTTTTAAATTTATATTTCCCTTCATAAATTCGTCATATGAGATGGTTTCTTGTTTGTCTTGATTGTTTTTATTCAACAATGTTTTTTTGTTCATGTTCTCAATGATGTTGATAGAAATGTCACTTTCCAAAAAATCATTGTGTATATCTGGTATAATAGTTTCAATATGAATTAACGCGTTTGATAACATAATATATAATCTATATCTATAATTATTTATATAAGTTATTATCAAAGTTAATAATCAGACGTGTGGATTGTTTCAACTGAAAAGAAGTAACAAAATTAATATTGTATTTTACAAAACGATAAGTATGATTACAAAGAGAAAGAGTCCACATCTGGAGAACAAAATGGGTCGATAGATTTATATAAATGGATAAGTATTTGTGATTGTTTTCCAAGTCAAAAAATTTATATTTTCTAAAAAATTGATTTAAAGATAACGTAGAATATCATTGTATAATTCAAGCGCAAATCAAATAGTATCATGTCAAAACCAATCGTACTTGCCATCTCAGACTGGAACACTTCCTCCAACAAATACATGGCTCCCAAGGCCAATAAGTCGGGCGGAAAAGCAATCAGTCTAATTAGTAAACAAACAAACAGGTCTCTTCATATTTCAACTCCTCTTATGATGACGTGGGGTGTTGCAGATTTTGTTGACGACAAGGGAGAATCAGATGGTAAGTATAGTATTTCGTTAAATTTCCCAATGAACAAAGAGTATGAGACACCGGCAACCAATCAGTTCCTCCAGAAGTTGAAGGATTTTGAGAATCAAATCTTGGACGACGCAGTTGCCAATTCTGAATTATGGTGGGGTGAGCCAATGTCAAAAGAACTTTGTAAGCACACATTCTTTCCTTTCCTCAAGTATAGCAAGTTGAAGGATACCAAGAAGATTGATACTTCGAAGCCACCTTCAATTCGCGCAAAGGTTCCATTCTACGATGGAAAATGGAATGTGGAAATCTATGATACTCAATCGACTATGATTTTCCCCACGGAATGTGAGTCCATCACTCCTGTCGATTTGATTCCAAAGATGAGCAGTGTCGCATGTGTTCTTCAATGTGGTGGTATTTGGATTGGTGGTAAAGGTTGGGGATTGACCTGGAAGTTGGTACAATGCGTTGTAAAGCCGCGTGTAAGTGTCAGTATCGCAGGTAAGTGCCAGATTTTGTTGACAGATGAAGACCGCACTGCAATTGAGACACAGGATATTGTAGAAGACAATGAAGATGAATTGGTCGAAAACACAACCAAGGTCACTAGCACGGAAGTAGTTGACAGCGATGATGAAGGAGAGCCTGAGCCTGTTGCCAAGACAGTTGAAGTTGTAGAGCCCCTCGTCAAGGTTGCACCTGAGCCCGACCCAGCTCCAGTAGCAAAGGAAGACAAGGCGCAAGAAGCGGTTACAACAGAAGCACCCACTGTGGTCAAGAAGAAGGTTGTGAAGAAGAAGGCATAATGTAGAATAGTGTATTCGTAGTTAGATAAATAAATAATAGCTTGATAACTTGATTGCCTGATAACTTGATTGCCTGATAACTTGATTGCCTGATAACTTGATTGCCTGATAACTTGATTGCCTGATAACTTGATTGCCTGATAACTGAATGAATTGTAATGTAATAAAAGATAAGAAAAAATAAAATAAACTCTATTTTATTTTTTATGGTTTTTATGATTTCAGTTACAACATAATGTAAGATGTATAATGATATCACTTTTATCTGAAATATCATAAATATTATCGGTGTTTATCTTTGAAATTCCTTGTTTCGACAAAACAATTTCTTGATATTCAACCAAACAAATTTCTTTCACTGGAAATTCAAATACTTTTTTGCCGAGTTCGAATCCCACCGTTTGTTTACCAAATAGTTCTTGAATCGAATAAGACAACTTTATATGAACATTGTTATTTTCATCCACCCAACTGTTTTCTTGCAACAATGGATAGCATGAGACGTATAGGTCAGAACCCGAAATATCATATACCAATTCATGATGCCATACAGGTATTAAAAAGAGGGTATCATTCTCCACCAACTTGTAGAGATTGTTCTCATACAAATCATCAATAAATGGATGTATAATCACAAATTTATCTTTTTTGATTTTCTTATCCAATATTTTATCGATTTCTGATAAAAACGTACTCGAGAAATGCAATATATCAGTGTATTTTTCAATAAAATCTCTTATTCTCATTAAGATGTTTTTGTCTATCTTTTCTAATAACAACAATGCGTTTTTTTCACAAGTATTTATCACCTGTATTATAATCATCGTAAACAATTTGTTTCTCATTTCATTCGAATCTACTTCATTCGAAAGAATGATTTTTATGAAAGAAGAAAATATGTGTTTATAGTCATTTTGATTCGCATTTGGAGAACATCCTTCTGTATCTGAGTCCGAATCGGGGTCCATTCCCATATTCATTTTAAAAAGGAAAGGATATTCCAATTCCTTTTTTAATTGCTCATACGATTCATTTATTTCTTGAAATCGAATCGATGCATTTGGATGTTTATTCTTGTCCGGATGATATTTCAACGCCATCATCCGATATTGTTTTTTTAACATAGATTCTGTGATTTTTTCATGAATGGGTATTTCCAAGTTCTCTCGAGCTGTCTTACTATTTATCATAATTGTACAGTTTATTTATTATACAAAAGAATATACTTTCTAAATGATAAATAGGACGATAGTTATTGTTGTAATATTTTAAAAATAAATAGGTTTTTTGTAATATAATGGAAATGTTCTCCTTCGACAAAGAGCCATTGTTTATAAAATAAATCAATATATACCATATACACTCCGTTACATCCAAATTGTAAATCAATATATCATATATAGTGTCTCTGAAATTCGTAAATACGATTTTATCTGGGTTCTCAATCTCATGAATAATATTGTTACATATGATGTTGAATATATCTTGTGGTAATTCCGTTTTGTCTTTTAAAAGAGAAAAAGACAAGATTTCTTTGCTGTTTACAATATTTTCTGTAGATACGTTCTCTATCAATTCTTTCGTTTTTTTAAAATCTCCTTTGTTTCTTTTCAGTTGCGTGATACGTTGAATAAAATGGGAAACCGGACTTGGATTCTCCGAAACGGTTTTATTAGTCGTCAATGCATTCATATATTGTTCTCTCGTTGGACGTTTCACAGACAATGTTTTACAACAATTTAATATATTGTTTGGAATGAAACTGATATGTTCCGTTAACAAAATAAATCGTATTTGTATTTGAGAAGAAGAATGATTATATTGCTGAATATAACTATAGAAAATTTCCAGTAATTCCGTATGAATGCAATGGAAGTTTTTACAGAGAATAAATCCTATTTTCTCTGCTTTCACCGAGATAATATCGACAATCTGCAAAAAAATCTCATTCCAAAGAATCTTTGAATTGCATCCCAAAAGAGACATATCAATTTCATAATGTATGTCACTTATACGATATGTATAGTCCTGTTTATCCGTATGGATTTTTATTTTTTTATCGTATTTTAATAATGAATGACTATAATTTTTTAATATGTTGAGAACCTGGGTATATTTACCCACCCCTGCAGGTCCAAATACAATTAAATTACTAATATTATTTACATTTTTGGGGATTTTTTCACACGTTTCCACCAATTCTGGATGCATATTCACATTTTGCAACGCAGATATATATTCTTCATAATGGGTTTCGTAGAATTTCATAGTATTTATTGAGAACCATTATATTATATTTATACGCATTATGCATGTTAACATAATATATTCCCGATATATTATTTTACTATAAGCATTGTGCAATATTAGATGATAGTAGTGGAATGCAATAAATAATTCATATTTAAATTCTCAAATAATCTCGAGAACGAATAAGAAATATTAGTACCTTTACGTTTAAGCTTTGTTGGAGGAGGATTGTATTGTTCTTCCGTAACATAAACCTGTGAAGGTCTTAATTTTTCTAATTCCGTCGTATAATAAAGCATAAGTCCAGTTGATCCACACACGACTATAGACAATACACCCTTTAATAATAACATAAATGATTCAACTATTGTATTTCCATTTGGATCAAATGTGGAATTAAAAAAAGGGACATAGTAATCTCCTGATTTTTCAAAATTGTTTTTCAATAAATAACCCATATTGTCTACGTTTGCAAGATCTATTTTATAGGTAGTAAAATACAAAAATGCCATACTAAAAATCGCCAAAACATCCGCAATAAATAATTGTTTATATCTGTCTAATATTTTACGACCTTCTTTTGTAAATTGAATTGGACTTTCTTGAGAATTGTATAGCGAATGTAATCGAACCATTGTAAATAATAGGAGAACTGTGGAAACAAACATACCTACAATTCCAATAAAAAACACAAATACAACCGGGTCACTACTTTTTGGTGAAGAAATAATATCGATAAATAAAAACAAGTTACTAATTAAACTGAGTACCGAGCCAATGAAAATACCCACCAATTCTAAATTCTTTTTATAAAATAGATAAAACACAACAAAATATATCATCAAGAAATGGAAGTATTTAAAAAATTTCAAATAATCTCCAGACATTTATTATAGAGTATGTTGTGAGAATATTTATTCATCAAGGTATGTTATATGTATTTTTTAACCACTCTTTCAATTCACTCAACTGGCAAACAAGAAGTCCTTTTCTAAAACTATTTGTTTTCAAAAATTTCGGGGTTTTCATTTCTTTGGTTTTATAATACACATAGGGCCCATATTTTCCTTTCCGTACACTGGTATTCTCATCGATTGTTCTCAATATATTTTTATTTAGATTGGGTTGAGAACCTTCGTCTTCGTTTTCTTCTCTTTCATTTTCTTGTTCCCTCATTTCTTGGAGAATCGGAATCACATAGTCTAGAGTGATTTCCTCCTTCGAAATCTTCTTATTGTATATGGTTTTACGAATGTCTCCATATTGAATATAAAATCCATATCTCCCTGATTTCAAGAGAACCTCTTCGTTCTCATACATTCCCAAAGAGTCTGTCTTTATTTCCATTAAATCCTCCAATGAATACCCCCCTGCCTGTACCTTTTCTAAATCCAATCGTAATTCTTTTTTGATAGATTTGTATTCTATATTCCCATTTTCATCTTTATGTCGGAGAACCGGACCAAATTGTTGAAATACTAAATCATATTCATCTGTTATTTTATAGACCTTTTTCTCCAATCGTGCGATTGCGTTTATCGATTCTTTTATTTGTTTATTACATGATTTACAAATATCGAACCATTCTATTCCGGGGGTTTGAGAACCTACTTCATCTAATTTTTCCTCTAATAATTTGGTATAGTCATAAGAAAAAAGGGCATTGAAATGTTGGATGAGAAATTCGATGGTCAATATTCCTATTGGTTGTATTACTAATTTATCTTTTTCATTTCCAAAAACACGTTCTCTTTCTTTTACTTCGAGAACATTGTCCATGAATAAAAATTCTTTACATATTCTTTTTTCACCTTCGATATCCATTTTTTTAACATATCCTCTATCTTGTATGGTATCTACCAATAGTGAGAACGTAGAAGGTCTTCCAATTCCATTCCTCTCTAATTCTTGTATAAGACTCGCCTCCGTATAATAACATTGTTTCATCGATTTTCCAACCATTATCGATTCGATTTTATTGGGTAGAGCCAGTGACTCTCCCGATTTTTCTATTGATTCCAGATAAAAAAGTTCTCCTGATGTTTGCGATTGAATATTGGTGGTAGTTGAATCCGTCTTATTGGAAATGGTTCTCCAACCTAAATGAATCGGAATTTCCAATGAAGAATGATACGCCAAATCATTCGGTGCGGTTATTGTTATAAGTTTACATTGATAACTCGCTGGTGTCATACAAGATTCGACCGTATTTTTCCAAATTAGTCTGTATAGGGATGATACCATATGGTCTTTTTCCTCGATTTCCCCTACCTCTATATGTGTTGCGCGAATGGCTTCATGTGGGTCATTCGTATCTTTGTTTACCAATGCATCCATATTTCCTACATATTTCGATTTCCATTTTTCGGAAATATATTGGGATGCTCTTTCTAAGAATTCCTTCGAATACTTTGTACTATCGGTTCTCATATAAGTAATATGTCCATCTTGGTAGAGTTTTTGACAGATAGTCATCGTTTGTTTTGGAGAAATATGCAATATATTACTTGCTGCCTGTAAAAGTTTCGATGTGGAAAAAGGCGTAGGTGGAGAATAGACAACATCTTTTTGATTTTCAATCGATAATCGATGTTTATGAGTTCTCGATAATTCTAAAAAATCAATCACTTCTTTTGGGTCAGTAAAATCGCGGTTTAATTGGAATACCTTATTTGTCTCAAAAAAAGAGGCTGTTATTTTATATTTCACTTCTATTTGCAGTGTAGCGGATGAATTTTTCTGTTTGTCATATACAAGTCTCAACGCGGGGGTTTGACATCGACCTGCTGACAGGGAAGCATTCTTACTACTGTATATATATTTCCATAAAAAAGGTGATACCTTAAATCCAACAATGATATCGAGAACATGTCTCGCATGTTGCGCATGAACAATATTCATGTTTATTTTCACTGGGTTTGAAACCGCGTGTAATATCGCTGGTTTTGTGATTTCGTGAAATATTATTCTGGGAGTGGTATCGATAGGCAATTCAAAAAGTTCGCAAATATGCCATGCAATCGATTCTCCTTCTCTATCATCGTCGGTCGCTAAATATACATTGGTTTTATCAAACATAGAAATTATTTTTTTTATCTTCTCGATATGTTCTTCTTTTTCTTTTATTGTGGAGAACGTAATCTCGAAATTTCCTTTTGTATGAATCGATTTTAATCCTTCGATTTGACGCAAATGGCCATAAGATGCAATACATTTATATTCGTTTCCTAAGAAACCCTCTATTTTCTTGCATTTGGATGGCGATTCAACAATGAGTAGATATTTGGCGTTTGTATATTGCGTTTCTATGCTATCTTTTTCTTTTTTTTCTTGGTTCTCGCTATTCCCGTAATTTGTTTTTCTCTTGAAAAATTTAGGAGGCATTATTATTATTATTATTATTATTATTATTATTATTATGTTTAAGTATTTTATATCATGCAAAGAGCAAAAACAATTTCACATCATAAAACATGCAAAAAAAGACAACATGCAGGAAAATGGTCCATGAAGTATAAGCGCAGTATCAATTGTAAAAAACCAAAAGGGTTCTCCCAACGCCAATATTGCAAGTATAGTCGCAAGAAAAAATAAAACCCTATATAGATTATTGAATCGTAATCTATATAGGATTGTACTGATAATCCAAAAAAATTAAAATAAAGGATAGACTTTTATTTTGCATTCACTAAACCACCAAACCAACTCCGAGAACGTGCTAATGCGATTCCCAATATAATACCGACATTTCGATAAAGATAACATCTTGATAAACGCATGTTGCAATTCATTTGTATCGGCATCCTTTCGTAAAACAGTTATCGGTATATTAAAATCCTTCAAAAATGACATATATTCCTCTTCATAATCGTGATTATCAAATGAAATTAGAATCGATTCTGGGTTCTCCGTTAGAACAACTTGTTTGATTGTTTCCTTGTATGTTTCCGAATCATATTTTCGATGTATATTCTTTTCATGAAAACATTTCCATGTACGAATGGATATAGCCAATATATCATTGCTTTCTTGGATGTTCTTTTCGAGAACCTTGTTCTCAACAAAGGGTAAAAAATGGATTTTCTCAATTGTTTTTAGAATACGGTTTTTTACACGTTGGCATATTCTTGCGGGGTCATAATTATAATCAATCAATCTTCGAAATGAATATAAATAATTAAAATCTAGATTTCCACAACCATTCACTTCATAATTCTCCTCACTGAATATATGAGACTGTTCTTCTTCTTCCTCTGGTAATACTAACAACCGAGAAGTATACATATAGTTTGGTTTTATATCAGATGTTTCATGATATATATGACAATCGTCGATAACCGTATCATAGACACCGAGTGAATAGTCGGGATTGCAATCGATTTTACTGTTGTTATTCACACTATAGGCGGTAATATAACTCTTTATTACATTTCCAATACCATCACAGATGGGTTTGACAATGACAAACTGAATCGTGGGGTCCGTTATCATAACTATATTTTGTATAACAACATAAACCTATTTTTATATACATAATAGTTAATAATTTCATTCTATTTCCTTGAAAATGAAAACCTTTCAAATAATAATAGAAGACCGGAATTATTCACAATGGGGTATTGTAGATGTTCAATCAGGCAAACGAATCGATGTCGAGAACCCACAATGGGACGGCATACCGAAATGGGATGGGTTCCACCCAATAAAAGAAAAACTGTTCACACGAGATATATTCTCTTTTCAAGAAAACGGCAGAGATATATATATAGTAAGTTCTCCAGTAAAAGATTCAATAGAGATACCAGGTATTTTGATTCTCGAGAACAATAAAACATTCGGGAGAACAGATAATAAAAAACGCCTACTCTATAAATGCATTCCAAATGATAGAAGTTTACCCGCTTTTATTATACCATATGAAATAAAAATGGGGTTCTCAAAAGTCAATAAAAACAAATATGTAACCTTCAAATTCGACAAATGGAAAGATACCCATCCTCAAGGATTACTCGTACAAACTCTTGGAAATGTGGAGAAGATAGAGGTTTTCTATGAATACCAATTGTATTGCAGAAGTCTCCATATCTCCATCACACATTTCATAAACAAAACACGCGAAACACTCGAAAAGAAACCCACCCCAGAACGTATAGCGCAAATATGCAATAATACCGATTTTATTATACATGATAGAAGAAAACAAGACTATATCTTCACAATCGACCCATTGGGAAGTTCCGATTTTGATGACGCATTCAGTATTCGAAAAATGGAGAATGGAAATTGGAAAATATCAGTGTATATTGCCAACGTATATTTATGGGTGGAAGCATTCAATCTATGGAACTCTTTCAGTACACGTGTCGCCACAATATATCTTCCGGATAGAAGGCGACCCATGATGCCAACTATACTTTCCGAACTATTATGCAGTCTTCAAAAACAGGATGACCGATTTGCATTTGTCATGGATGTTCTCGTGGATTCCAATGGAAATGTAATAGAAAACAGTGAAACGTTCTCAAATGCATTGATATGGGTAGAACAGAATTACGTATATGAAGACCCCGAAATGATTGCGACCGATGAACATTACACCCAATTACTAGAAATAACGAAAAAAATAGATAAACATGTGGAAGATAGTCATGACCTAGTTTCCTTTTGGATGGTTTTTATGAATAAGGTGTGTGGAAATCGCATGGCGTTACAAAAGTTCGGTATTTTTAGGTCATCCAACTACTTCGACCCCCTAAAAAATCAACAAATAGATGATGATACCATAATATGGGATATGAAAGAAGACACAACACGAATCATCAAAATGTGGAACAACTCGTCTGGACAATATGTACTATACAATGACGACAAAATGGAACATGTCCTTATGGATATAAAATCATATGTTCATGTCACGAGTCCTATCCGAAGATTGGTCGATTTATTAAATCAAATGCTGTTATTAGATAAATTGGGATTGATAACCAATCGGTCAAAAGAAGCCACTGCGTTTTTATCAAATTGGTTGGAGAACATAGATTATATTAATGCCTCTATGCGGTCCATACGAAAAGTACAAACGGATTGCCAATTAGTCGAACGCTGTTTTAAAACGCCCGATATTATGAAAATAGAACACACGGGTGTTGTATTTGATAAATTGAAAAAATCCGACAATACATATTGTTATATGGTGTATTTGGAAGATATAAAACTCCTGTCAAGAATTACCTGCAAAACAGATGTTTTGAATTATTCAAAAAATCAGTTCAAAGTGTATTTGTTCGAAGACGAAGACAAAATAAAAAATAAAATAAGACTCTCTATCGTCGAGTAAACTCTTCGTCTTCATTCCGCTGCTTGAAATAAACCAATATATCATCTAGTAACTTTTGACTACATGCTTCACTAGGAATCACTATTCCATCCGTATTTCTTGTAACATGTAAAGAAGGAGAATACAAATGGTCCAATAATATTTGCCATCTTTCCGAATATTGTCTATTTTTTTTCGAACCATGATAGTGATGCCGAATGACTCCAGGAACATATCCAAGTCTGAGATTTTTGGCTCTTCGTTGATAATCCGTGATGGAGTTTTTATAGTCATCTGTCGATTCCGAATTAACTGCTTTTAATCCACAACCAATAAGAGACATCGCCATGATATTGTCGCCGGAACCAAGTAGGGCGACATCGTACAATCCTCCCATTTTTTCAAATGCTTTTTTCGTAAATGCCCATGCAAAACCTGGATGCCAAAAATCGGGTCCATTTGAAACATACTGATGTTTTCGTTCATATTGGTAACCAAAACTACTGAAAACACGCATTGTATAACCTTTACTATTCATATCCACACAGTGACTGAATATTTGAACCACATCCCTGCATCCATTTAATACTTTGAGTGTATCTTTTGCCCAAGTAGCACTTTCAAATTCGATATCTCCATCTATCCAAGCAACTGCCTTCCAGTTCTTTGGAAGTAGTTTTCTGATTCCAACATTTATCATGTTCTCTTTATGCCATAATGGAGTGGACGTTTTTAATTGAAGATGTCGTTTGTTGTTTTTGTCTGTTATGATAAATCGTTGGCTCTCGTATGCGAGTTCCACAACATAGAGAATTACATCGTTTTCATCTTCTTCCATACGTTTTATGAATTCTTTTGCTAAAATATATCGTTTTGCATATAAACAAGGATTGGATATCACCATGATTACATGTAGTTTGTTTTCAATCGGTTCATTGTTTTGGATTGCGTTCTTTATCTCATTCTTCTCATAGTTTATGTTATCAATCTCAATATTATTTATGATGGTCATTCACTGAATGTTGTATAAATATACTATTATTATATATATTATTTGTAAACAATATACGTATAATATATAATGTTATAGAAATGTTGTCAACTACTATTTTGTTATTCATCGTAGTCATTTCTAATATGTCTAATATCATAGATTCTTATACACATACTATTCATCGATTGTTTCATAAAACCCGCAATCATGAAATGTATATGGAGAATGGCGGTTCGAATAGTATGTTATTGACAAGGAACGATACAAAACTATATGAATCCTTGTTGAAAGATTCGAACAATTGGGAATGTGGGGAAGTTGTATGGGATTTTAGAGATGAAAATGAAACTGCTTATTCGTAAGTTTTTATTTGCGATATATTATGAATTCTATATTATGTAAAATATAACAACATAATATAAAATGAAAAAAGTGTTTATTGTTCTTTTGTTGTTTATTTTTTTATTGGGGGTGAGTTCACTGTTTAGAATAAATTATTTTGTAGAAAATTTGAATGCAAGTGACCCTGTTCCTAGTAATACAAATGGTTATTTAAATGAACAATATTATAATACAGAAATACCTTGTCCTATGTTTTGCGCAAAATATGGGAGAACCGAAGACCGTTGTAATAATGTGGATAAGGGTTTGCGTTGTTTGGACGTAAAAGGACAAATGGTAACTCCGAGTTGTTTTTATACTAATACAAACAAATGTATATCTAATTAGCAAATCAAACAGTATCTTCTTTTCCCATTTGTGTTCTTTCTGATAGCTCTTGGTCCGCTTCGTAATCCAACGTTTCTACAATTTCATCAAAACAATTGGACACCTCGTAATAATAGTCCTCTGTATTTTTGGTTTCTTCTTCACTATGTCTGCCTAATAACAACTTAAGCGCATCGGATAATGTATATCCCTTTTCTTCAAATGCTTTAGCAATGTTCTCCACAGTGGCTCCTCTACTGCTAGTGTACGTTTCGGAGATAATCGTCTCTTCATCATTCTCGTTATCTTCTTCTGTGTCATCTTCCTCATCCTCCGTGTCATCCTCTGACTCGTCATCGTCCTCGTCTGAATCAGAGTCTTCGGTAGAAGCCTCCCTCATTTCTTCTCTGCAACAAGGACATGATATATTCTTTTGTGACCAACTCAAAATACACTTGAGACAAAACTCGTGACCACATTCCGTGATACATTTGTTCCTGTTACCAATGGAAACCATGCAAATCGGGCATTCGGAAAAGGTATCGCTTGTTACAGACATTGCTCTATTATCAACTACCAATAGATATTTATCATCATGTATTATGTAGAAAAGTATTTCAATTTTTCAGCTGTAAATAGTCGTTTCGAGCAATGTTTCATTGACTATTTTATTGAATGGATGATTTTTATTTATAAACAATACATCGACTTGCATATTGAAATTGTTTATATAATGGTTATCAATTATGTCATATATTAAAAACCCGATTGACTTCATAAACATGATATGTTCTAAAAAATCGGAAACGCCTTCATTGTATTTTCCAAATAAAGGTATTTCTAAAATTATGAAATCAGTTTTTTCCAATATTGAAGTAGCACCTTTTAATATAGGTATTTCAGCACCTTGGCAATCTATTTTGATGAGTATATTTTTAGAATCTTGAAACAGATTGTCTTTTAAAGCAAGAGAATGTAAATCGATTGTTTCTCTTTTCATAATTTCACAATTCGCAAAATGATGGGTTTTCTCTCTAAAAAGAGAATCACCTGTATTCTTCATTTGATACCAATCTACCGTTTCTATTTTATCATTTAGTAAATTATTATATACTGTGACATTTTCATCATTTTGAAATTGATTCAATTCGGAATAGTCAATCGCTTCAAATAAATAATATTTGGAATCTTGATAAATCTGTTTCATAGAATTCGTCCAAGAACCGTGATGCGCCCCAATATCTAATATTGTATCTGGGATATAACCCTTCTCTTTGATAATATTAATTTTTTCGAACATTTACATAAAGCGATTATATTTTTTGAAGTCATTAAACTCATAATTCAAGATGTTTTATATTCTATACTTCTTCTGTATGATTGGTTCCATAAAACATTTTTTGATTGTGAAATGCATCTAAACTATGGAGAACAAGATTCATATCTGGTTTCTGTTCAAATTCAAAAATGGTGTTATATAGCGAATAGCATCCATGAAACGGTGAAAAAAATTTCTCTCTTTTCAATAATTTTCCCACGAAGAATGTTTCGCCATTTTTATATTGAATGGTATATGATTTTTCATTGATTGTTAATTCATCGCCTGTGAGAGACATTATAGTTATTATAGTATTATAGTATTATAGTATTATAGTATTATGATATAATTAGATAGTTATATAGGAATTATTTAAGTTTGTTTGTTTTTTAAATATCATGGAATGGGATGTCTTCGGGGGAGAGTGTGTCTTCTTGTAGGGGGTGTTGTGGGAGTGTGTCATGGTGGGGTAGGGAGAGTGTGTCATGGGGGTGTTGTGGGGT